CGCCTCTCACAGCGTCGCTGAGAACGACAACACCAAGATCGAAGCCGTGGTCCGCCAGTGGATGCGGGTGGCGGAGGAGGGCCGCTGCGCCGTCGAGCTCGTCCACCACGTCCGCAAGCCCGGCGGCGCGGCTCAGGAGACCACGGTGGACGATGCGCGCGGCGCCGGCGCACTGCTTGCAAAGGCCAGGTCGGCGCGCGTGCTGAACGCAATGGCGGTGGATGAAGCCGACGAGCTCGGGATCGATCGCAAGGACAGGTTCCGATTCTTCCGCGTCGACAACGGCAAGGCCAACCTCATGCCGCGGGGAGGCGACGCGCGCTGGCGGCGCATGATCGGCGTACCCCTCGGAAACCGCGTCGACGCGCAGGAAGATGAGGTCGGAGTCGTCACCGAGTGGCAGCGGCCGGGCGCTTTAGACGGCGTCACGGCCGCCGACTTGATGCGGGTCAAGATCGCCATCGCCGCCGGTCAGTGGCGCGAAGACATCCGCGCGGCGAACTGGGCGGGGCACGCAATCGGCGGCGCTCTGGGCATCGACACGGTCGATGCTCAGGGCCGCGGACGGGTGAAATCGATGCTGAAAATCTGGCTGAAAAGCGGGGCTCTGGAGGTCGTCCAGGGCTTCGACGAGAGCCGTCGACCGCGCCAATTCGTGGTCATCGGGAAGGGCGAAGAATGACCTGCTCCAGTGCGAAAAACCAACTGGAGCAGACTGGAGCAACTGGAGCAAATCCGGCGTCTTCAGTCTGCTCCGCTCCAGTTCCCTTTAGGGGGACTGGACGGAGCAACTGGAGCACGGTTTGCCGGCGCACCGGCGAACTGGAGCAGATGCAGCGAGGCGCCCATGCCCAGGGCCGCTGACTGCGCCACCCTGCAAGCCTTGGCCGAAGGCGTCGCTGCGGCGCGCCAGGGCGTCGAACTGACTTGGGGCGCCGAACGCCTGCCGCTGCTGATCGGCGACGAGTGGCGGATCAAGCTGCGGCGCCAGCTGGCCAAGTGGTCGACCGAACTGCAGGAGGCGTGGGGTAGCGCCAGCCTGACCGGGCCGCAGCTCGAGCAGGTGCGGGCGACGGCTGCCGCGGTGCAGCGCATGTGGCCGAAGCTGGCCGAGGTCGCCAGCGAGGCCGGACATCGGCCGCTGCACCCCGACGTATGGGAGATCCCGCTTAGCGACGGGACGGTCATGGCGCTCGTCCGCACCAACGACGAAGCCGCCCAGGTCACCGCCAGCGGCCGCTACCTGCGCGTCCTGACCGCGGTCGAGGTCGCCAACGTGTGGGACGCGCTACCGACCGCGCTCCAGGTCGCCAAGGTCGAGTTCCCCGGCGCGAAGTTCATCGGGACGGGCGACCGGTCGTGGGTGGCCGATGGCGATCCGATCCCGTTCGGCGATGGCGCTGAAAGTACAGCCCGGATCAGCCAAGGAGTTGCAGCGTGAATTGGTATCTGTTTCGCACCGCGACGCGGCAGGAGGACCTCGCTTGTGAAGGCCTGAAGGAGCTCGGCGTCGAGCACTACATGCCGCGCGAAACGCTGGTGCGGAAGCTCAGCCGCCGCGAGGTCATCGACAGCCGCCCGCTGTTTCCAGGATACCTGTTCGTGAACGTCAGCGATGCGCAGTTCCACGCCGCCGTCAGTGCTGACGGGGTGCATGCGCCGCTGCGCATTACGACCGTCGACGGCGACCGCGTCCCCTTCAGGATCAGCGGCGCACTCGTCGCCGCCATCCGCACGGCCGAATTGAACGGCGACTTCGATCGGACGCGCCTTCCGCCGGTGACGCCTATCGAGATCGGCGAGCGTGTACGGATCACCGAAGGATCGTTCGAGGGGCGCTGGGGCCAGGTCGTCAAGCTGAAGCCGGGCGACCGGATCAAGCTGGTGCTCGACGGCTACGGCAAGACCACGGTATCGGCCAGCCTAGTCGAGAGGGCGGCGTAGTGTCGCTGCAACAGGCGGCTTGACCATGAGCGCGATGCAGCCCAGATTCCGCCATGAACGGACGGGGTTAGCGCGCTGTATAGCCCTCCCGCCCAGGCGACCGGAAAGCCCCTGACGGGCAATTACGCGTCGCTCCAAGCAGCCGGAAAAATGACCGGCGATCAGTTCACGCAAGCCCACCGCCTTTGCGCTCCGGCCCAGACCGACGGGTGAGCGGCATCAACGGCGGGGATGCAGACGGCGCGGCGTCGACATAGCGCCAGCCGAAGTCAAGGCCGGGGTGGGCGGCGCGTCTCACCAGTCGGCGCGTCATGAAACCGGCCAATCCCCGCAAGTCGGAATCTGGAGGCTCAACCATGGCGACCGTCGTCCTGTTCCTGCTGTTCCTCGGCGCGCTGCTTCTAGCCATCGGCCTGAACTCTCCAGCCGAGATGTGCACCCGCGTGGGATCGATCCTCTTGGCGATCGGCTTCGCGCTCCAGTTCTTCACGGGGTTGCGCTGAGCCGCCGCCGCGAGCCTGATCCCGACGCCCGCCAGCTCGTCATCGACTTCGTCTTTGTCGTCGTCGCGCTTGCAATCCTTGCCGCGCTTCTGGCGCTGATCGGCCGGCCGTAGCCGGCGCGTGCACCGACAACCGAACCAAGGACAACCGCCCATGGCGACACTCGCCCAGAAGCTCGCTCGCGTCAGCGCTGGCGCATCCGTTCGCGCTTTGTCGCGCTCGACAATCGAAGTCGACCTGTCGGTCACCGCCACGGCCAACACCGACATCGTCGTACCGATGCCGGTTGGCGCGCGCGTGCTGTCGCTGCGGACGGTGACCAACACCGCGTTCACGGCCGCCACCGACGCGCAGATCAGCATCGGCAACGTGGCCGGCGGCGCGCAATACGTCGCGGCGACCACGATCAAGGCGGTGGGCGTGAAGAACCATACGCTGGTCGACGCCGCTGCCGCCGACTACCAGGGCATTCCCCAAGACCTGTTCGTGCGGATCGCACAGTCCGGCTCGACCACAGCCGTCGGCGCAGCCAAGCTGTACGTCGACTTCGCACTGCAGGCCTGATGACCGACGCCGCGACCCCGGCGCAAAAGCTGCGCGGAGTTCCGTTCAAGCCTGGCCAGAGCGGCAATCCAGCCGGCCGGCCAAAGGGCGCGCGCAACAAGCTTGGCGAGGCGTTCGTCGAGGCGCTTCAGGCGGACTTCGAGACGCACGGCGTCGACGCTATCGAGAAGATGCGCGCCGAGGATCCGGGTGGATATGTCCGCGTGATCGCGGGCCTGCTGCCGAAAGAGTTCAAGATCGAAACCACGAGCGACCTGACCGATGAGCAGCTCGACGCTCGCATCCGCGCCCTCGCCGATCTCATCAACCTTGAAGGCGGAGTTGGTCAGCCTGCTCGAGGAGCGGAAGCGCCGGAAGGATCGCCGACGGCTCACTGAGTATCGGCCCTACGCCAGGCAACGAGATTTCCACGCCGCCGGGGCTGAGCACCGCGAGCGGCTGCTGATGGCCGGCAACCAGCTGGGCAAGACCTACTGCGGCGCGGCCGAGGTGGCGATCCATCTGACCGGTCGCTATCCCACTTGGTGGGATGGCCGGCGTTGGGATCGGCCGACGCGCTGGTGGGCCGGGTCGAAGACGGGCGAAGTCACCCGCGACGGCGTGCAGCGCTATCTGGTCGGCGAGCCGAAGGACGAGGGCGCGTGGGGCACGGGCATGGTGCCCGGCGATGACCTGAAGGATTGGGGCCGGCGTCAAGGGATCGCCGACGCGCTCGACAACATCACCGTCAAGCACGTCTCCGGCGGCGTCTCGACGGTTGGATTCAAGTCCTACGATCAAGGCCGCCAGAAGTGGCAGGGCGAGACGCTCGACGGGGTGTGGTTCGATGAGGAGCCGCCGCTCGACATCTACATGGAAGGCCTGACGCGGACGAACGCCACCGGCGGCCTGACGATGATCACCTTCACGCCGCTGCTCGGCATGAGCGACGTCGTGAGCATGTTCCTCGGGATGACGGCGTGAGCCGCCACGTCACGTCGATGACCATCGACGACGCCGAGCACTACACGCCGGAGCAGCGCGAAGCGATTATCGCCAGCTACCCGGCCCATGAGCGCGAGGCGCGGGTGAAGGGCATCCCGTCGATGGGCTCGGGGCGCGTCTTCCCGGTGCCCGAGGATGACATCGTCTGCGAGCCCTTCGCGATCCCGTCGCACTGGCCGCAGATCAACGCGCTCGACTTCGGCTGGGATCACCCGTTCGCGGCCGTGAACCTCGCCTGGGATCGCGATGGCGACGTGATCTACGTCTGCAAGGAGTTCGCTCAGCGCGAGGCCACGCCAGTCATCCACGCCGCGGCGATCAAGCCTTGGGGCGACTGGATCCCGGTCGCCTGGCCGCACGATGGGCTGCAGCACGACAAGGGCTCAGGCGAGCCGCTGAAGGCCCAGTACCAGGCGCAGGGCCTCAAGATGCTCGCTGAGAAGGCGACGTTCGACGACGGGTCCAACGGCGTCGAGGCCGGCGTGATGGAGATGCTGGACCGGATGCAGACCGGCCGGTGGAAGGTGTTCTCGACGTGCGGCGGGTGGCTCGGCGAGTTCCGCCTCTATCACCGACTAGAGGGCCTGATCGTCAAGGAGCGCGACGACCGAATATCGGCCTCTCGCTACGGTCTGATGATGCGCCGCTTCGCCAAGACCAAGCCGACCACCTCGAAGCTGGTCATGCCAAAATACGGGATTGTCTGATGGGCTACAGAAACGACCTGATCGGCTCCGATGCCGCGGCGATCACGCCCACGGATGGAACCTTCGTCGACCTGATCGGCGTGTTCGTCGGCGGCGCCGGCAACCTGACTGTGCGCACGGCCGCCGGCAACCTCGTGACATTCACCGGCGTGCCCGCCGGCGCGCAGATTGCGCTCGGCATCGTCGAAGTGCGCGCGACGAGCACGACGGCGACGAACATCGTGGGGATCAAGCGATGATGTGGGCGCAAGCCGTCGCGCACTCGGCCAAGCCGGGCAAGAAATAGCCGATGGCCTACGACGCGGCCGAGCCCGCGACCCTGCGCTATTCCGACGATGAACTCCTGAGGATCGTCGGCGAGGAGCGTAAGCGGTCGGTCGGGTTCGGCGAGGGTGGCGAGAGCGGCGAACTGACGACCGCGCGAGAGCGGGCGCTCAACTACGCCAAGGGCGTCATGAAGGATGTTCCGGCGGCGGAGAACCGCTCGGCCGTGGTCGATACGGCCATCGCCGACGCCGTCGAGACCGTGCTCCCCGATGTGATGGAGGTGTTCGTCGGCGGCGACGACGTCGCGACCTTCATCCCGCTTGGCGAACAGGACGAGGCCGCGGCGCAGGAAGAGAGCGACTACGTCCGCCATGTGATCATGGAGGAAAACCCGGGCTTCCTGCTGCTTTACACCGCCTGCAAGGACGCCCTGCTGACCCGCACGGGCATCTTCCATTGGTACGTCGAAGACGAGGACAAGAGCGAGACGAAGGCGCGGGCCAGCGCCGAGCAGGCGCCCATTCTCCAGGCCGTTGCGCAGGTTTCGGGCGAGGACGTAGAGGCCGAAGAACAGCCGGATGGCTCGGTCGCGCTGGTGCAGCGCCAGAAGCATCTGAAGGTCTGTGTTCGCGCGTTCCCGTCCGAGGATTTCAGCGTCGCGCCGGACACGGTCAACCTGCCAGACGCCACATATTGCGCGGTTCGCGACCGCCCACGCGTCCAGGATCTG